GCACTGGCTGAGAACGGTGAACCAGAATTTTAATCAAGGAGAGAGAATATGACACAGGACAACAGGTCATGGAAGGGCATGATCCGCGCTGTGAGCTACACGAGGGTCAACGCGGACGGCAACGCTGAGACGAGCCACTATCTGGACCAGTTTGACGGCGAGCGTTGGAACCAAATTCCTGCGTATCAAGACAGTGGTGTCGGAAAGCTGACGCGGCTCGAGGACCGAGGACCACGGGGCAAGGACGGCGGCGTACTGCTGGATGAGATTACGGCCGTGAGCATTGCGAGCCTTGCGGATCACATAGAGAACGTGATGGATGATGTGTGGGACATGGACGTGACGATCCGTGATTTGGCACGTGCGATTGCGGAGGACTTTTATACGGAGCGCAAGGGGTGGAACAGATGACACAAGACAACAAAGACCTGCTTGAGAACCGTATCCCACTCGGCTTGCTTGAGCCTGACATCTTCGAGAAGACATATGAGGCTGTGGGGGAGCAAGAAGAGTATGACTTCAAGGATGAGTATGAAGAGATAGCAGCGGATAACGTGATGCTTGAGGCGAGGGTCGATGAGCTTGAGGCGAAGCTGGCTAAGGCGGTTGATACCTTGGAATGGTATGCAGAGCAGGCGCGTCTGTGCCGCCTGATACACAGTGGAGGCGATAGCGGGCGACACGCGTTGCAAGAAGATGGCGGGAACAAAGCCCGCACCACCCTCGCAGAACTGAAAGGAGAGCAAGATGAGTGACTATATTATAGTGGAAGAAGTAATTGAGGACGAGGACGGCAGCGCCAAGATCAAGGTAAACCTGCCAGAGGACACGGTTCAGCTGCTGCTGAACGAGGCACTTGCTTTGGTGCTGCGGTGCGCGGCCTACGGCGTGGACCTGCAGGAAGTATATGACTGGATCGAGGACCGAGAACCATGAACCAAGACAAACTGAACCAAGCCTTTGAGTATACGAGGGATCTGCGCAACGCACTACGAGCCGAGCTGCAGGGTTACGAGCGCGGCGGCCCGACGCCCAGCGTGTATGACATCCAACGAGCTTTGGATTTGATTGTGAAAGAAGGAGAGACCCAATGACCCTACCTCAAGACGAGATCAAGGATTGCATCGCGGCGTGGTCCGCTGAACGCAGCAACATCGCCATCAAATACCAGGGCGTGCGACCATCCTGGGTGAGCACGGACCTGGCTATCTTGGAGGAGCGGATCGCCCGCTACAAAGCAATGCTGGAGGAGGACCAATGACCGAGGAGCGAGAACTGAAGGACACCCTTGACGCTGTATACGACGTCGTTACAGCGCAGATGGCAAGCTACTTCATCGTTGTTTTGCCAAGTATGACATGCTAATAGTATGTGAAACAAATGGGGAACGGATGATGAGTTTGGAGTTGGATGAGAAGCAATATCTTACGGAAGAAAAGATATCCTCATGGGCAGACGAGTGGACATTCAAAGGGTCAAATATTGGAACATATACGCATAAAATACACCGCTACCCAGCTATGTTTATTCCTCAGCTAGTAAGAAAGCTGTTAAACGAGTATTCGTCTGAGAATGAAACAATTCTTGATGTCTTTAATGGCTCTGGCAGCACTAGTGTTGAGGCCTTAATAACTGGTAGAAATACTATCGGTATCGAGATAAACCCTCTCGCAAACCTTATTGCAGAGGTCAAGACCGCAGCGCTTAAATCAAATGACATTTCGGTAGCATTCGCAAAAATCAAAACTGACTATTTGCAAACCCAGTCGGTTAAACTTGCTTCATTTGAGCGGATCGAATTTTGGTTTACTGACAGCGTAATTTTCAACTTATCAAAGTTGAAAGCTGCAATCTTGAAGATTGGATCGTCTGAACTGAAAAATTTCTTCTTAATCTGTCTTAGTGAAAACATCAGAGAACTGTCCGTTTGTAGACACACTGGTTTCAAGATGCATCGAGATCCTAAGAAGATTGACAAGCAATATACTTCTGATGAGGTTTTTGGTCGGTTTGGCAAAAGTGTTGAAAAAAATATGATAGCCGTTAGTAAGTTTAGCGCTGCGGTTGAGCACCAGAAGAATGAAAAAAGGCTGATACAAGGTTCTTCGACAAAGCGGTTTGAAATCGACCCAGTCGATTTTATTTTAACTTCGCCACCTTATGGAGACAGTCGAACTACCGTAGCTTATGGTCAGTTTTCAAGACTTTGCTCGCAGTGGCTTGACCTGAATATTCATGGACTTAACAACATTGCTAACTTGGATAAAGAGCTTCTAGGCGGGAAGGTCGGATTAGAGCAAAGCATTAACGAGGTAGCTGCTAAGTCAGATACACTTCAATCAGCTTTAGCTTATTACGCGCAAATGCTAGCATCAGATAAGCTTTTAGTATCTGAAAGCAAAAAACTAGCTTCTAGAATAAATGATGTTGCATCATTTTATGTTGATTTGGATAAGACAATCGCTAATTCTGCATATTACTTAAAGAATGGAAGGCACTTTGTCTTAGTTACAGGTTCTCGTGTAGTGAAAATGTATAAATTACATACAGATATTATTATCGCGGAACTGGCGGAACATTATGGCTTCAAGTTATCTGCTATTTTCTATCGCAACATCGAGAACAAGAGAATGCCACGCTTCGTTAGTGCCACAAACATTGTTGGAGAAAAAGCTCCAACAATGACAAAGGAGAGCATCGTCGTATTAAGGAAAGTTAACTAATACAGTTGGAAAACAAGTCTAGAACCCATGAATATGGCTTGCGTCGATTAGAGGCTTTTTGATCGAATATTTTCCAAGTTCTGCTGCACTTTTTCAGGAACTTTGCTGTAGTCGCGTTTAGCATCGTCAAAGACCAAGTCGCATGCATCAACTGCTGCACGGTTAGTCAATGAGTAAGTATAACGAAATAATTTCAAAAGTATTTTTCGATAACTATAAAAATGGCGCCAAACGAGTACCTCCGCTACCTGTCTGAGGTGGCCAACACACCTGAGTCATTTACCGTCCACCACATGGACCACAGCATACATTAAGGAGAGCACGATGCACGGACAACAAACCAAAGAGCGGACGTTTCAGATCTGGGAGATGAAGCGGCAGGGAATGAAACCGAAGGAGATCGCCGCGGCACTGGATGTGTCTTACAGCATGGTCAACAGTGCCTTGTACCGTGGTCGACAGCATGGAAGACTTGCGTCCAAGGGGCGAGGGGACATCCGCTACCAGCTGGCGCAACAGAACGTGAAGTACGGATCGATCAGCGACATCCTTGCAGCGTTGACCCGAGAGCAGGTAGACTGGCTCAGCGATCAGACCTTGGGAACAGGGTGCGCGACACTTGCGGAGTATATCGTAGAAGTCCTTCGGGACGCCCACACAGAAGAAACACAAACGGAGACAACCAATGCTTAATATGATTGAGAAAAAGAACATCATCGTAGACCAGGTCACAACAGTGGGCAGCGCCTTTGCTGCAACGGAAGAAGGCGAGGCGGTGTTCATCAACGCGCGTATCGTCAGCGCCGTGAAGATCAAGCACGGTGACGTGCTGGAAGCCCACCTGATGCCGAACTACGAGGACAAGCGTGACCACGTCCCGTGGCGTGCTATGCGGGCCGTGGTCCGAGGTTCGATCTTCGATGATCTTGACGACGAGGAGGAAACGCCAGATGTGGTGATCAACTACAAACCTCACGAGCACATCAAGGATCTGCTCGAGGATCACGGACCGATGCGCACGGCGACGATGGCACGGATGATGGACATGGATGCTGGCGCCGTGGGTGCTCTGTGCAACGGACTGTTTGCATCAGGCGACATCGTCAAGGCTGACGTGTTCAGCTCACCTGATCAGAGCCGTTCTTCGCACCGGGTGTGGGCGATTCGCACTCGGGACTTTGATGAGGATCCGACAGAGGAATAAGCCAGTAGTGTTCGAAGGAGGTGTAGCAATGCCTCCTTCCGAACACATGGGTCCAGATTTTCCAGAACCTGTTCTCACTTTGTAAGCGCCACGCACGGGAGCACAGGCTCTCGTGTGTATCACGGAATGATACACCGTGCAGCAGGCTGCTGAGGGCATTTAGTTTCTGCATATCCGTTCGTTCGTCTCGTTGTGGACAATGATATCGACCATGAGGTTACGATCATTCTGCAACAACCATGAGACAGTCTTGTCGGAATCGAAGTATAGAGGCGAGGCTATGTCGCAGTATGTGTCACCCGTTATCGTTGCGCACCCACTTAGAAGAGCGCCGCAGCAGGACATCGTCATCAAGAGCTTGTACGTCATCCTGTACATCCTTTGCTTTGAGTATCTTTTCTAGGCGGTCATCCTTGATCTCATATTCGAGCTCATCCCTGCCATCGGCACGCCCTCGGTAGTAGACAGTCACGACTGCCACCAAGGCCGCACCAATCAGCGCCGCATACATCTTCAGTTTGCCGAGCAAGAACATTAACGGTCTCCGAGGTTCCATTTCTTGAGACGCTCGAGGTCAACTACCCCCAACGCGACCAGAGCCACCAAGGCGAACACGCCCATGATCAGGAGCTTCTGCCACTCCAGCCCACCGACAGTGGCAATCGTCGCAGGTGACGCGAGCGTCGCCAGCTTTGCAACAGACGAAGCTTGGATTGTCTTGGTCTGCGCAATCTTCTTGCGCTCGGGTTTCTTCTCGGTCTCTGCGCTGTTCAACCATTTGTCCGCCTGGAAGCCTGGGCACATTTTGGGGGACACCTCATTGTGCCCTCGGACTTTTGTGATCGACGGATACTCCATGCGGAGCTGCGCGATGAGCTTGCGCAACGCACGATCCTGCTCGGGTGTGAAGTTGTCCTCGAACTTGTCGTACTGGTCCGAGCCATGGCCACCGAACAGGGAGATACCGACGCTGTTGGCATTGTGTCCCTTGACATGGGCACCGGCCTTCTCAATGGGGCGACCCTCAACCACTGTTCCATCCAAATCGATGAGGTAGTGGTAGCCTACGTCACTCCACCCTCGACCTTGTGTATGCCAGCGTCGTACCTCGTCAACCTTTTCAGTGGGTCGACGGTCCGCCCACCACTCTTTTCGGGTCGCGGTGCAATGAATGTAGATCGTGTTCAGTTTTCTCATGTGTTCACCTCAATGAAAAAGGACGGCCACAAGGGCCGTCCGAGTTTGGGAGGAAGTATGACAGGGGTAAGGTATCATACTTCCTCTGCATCCTCCAGCGCTTTCCGAATCAGGACGGAAAGCTGGCGGGCCATCGAGCGTTGCTCGCGGTCGGCGAGCTGGCGGAGCATCTCGTGATCTTCAAGTAGTAGACCCACGTTGCGAAACTTCAGGTCGGCTGCGGTGTTCTTCTTGGGCATAGCATCCTCGTCATTTGTTGTCTGTTTCTACCCCACTTGCATCGTCAGTGCAAGCCCTTCGTTTCCGACTCTTGTCGGTGCCGACCAGCTGCGGAGGCTCGTAGGATTTGTTTCGGATGTCGACGACATTATGCTTCTTCATGCTCTTGAGCATGGCATAGGCTACGTTCTCCTCGAACCCCAGGCGGACCATCTCTGCGGTGGCCGTCTTCATGGTTCGAAGACCCTTCTTGTAGTCGACGAATACTTCTATGATGTCGTCATGGTCTTCTAGCTTGTCAGTCATATCAGATCCTTTGGAAAATTCAGTCTAGCGTATGGGTTAATGCTGGCCACAAAATCGTCTCGTGCTTTAGCAGCCTCAATCTCTGAGTCGAACAAACCAAGGTGCTTGGCTTTACCGTTCACGCTGGCCTGCGCCTTCCAGCGGTCAGAGCCTGTCTGCTTGCACACACCTATAAACTTTGAGCTGGTTTTCTTAGACCACCCGTAGCTGTTTGCCCGGTTCTCTCTATGGGTCACGTTCCGAAGATTTGACCAACGGTTATCCGATCGATCACCGTTAATATGATCGATCTCTTCGGGCCACTCACCTGTCATCATGGCATATATAATTCGATGCGCACGAAGCCTCTGGTTGCACACCGAAAGCAGCATATACCCTTTATCATTCTGGCACCCCGCCTCAGTGTGTGCGTGTCTGGTGTTGAAAGACGCTGGTCTTGGTGAGGTGCTTTCGTCTCGAGGTCTCCAGTATAGCTTCCCTGTTTGGGGGCTGTACTGGAGCAGTTTTTTAAACAGCCCTATTTCGATGGTTTTACATTTAGCCATTTCATTGCCTCTTCGCCTAGAACTTTCGCACTCAGATCAATCTTGTTCTTCAAAGACTGCACGATGTGCTGGTCTATTGTACCATCACTTATCAGGTCTATGTAAAGCACTTTTTGATCCTGGCCGATGCGATAGTTCCTGTCTTGTGCCTGTATTCTTTGCTCCAGTGAAAAGGAGTTGCTGTAAAACACAGTTGTTTTTGCCTGTGTTAGCGTCAAGCCGTACCCTGCTGTTGAAGGGTTACCTACAAAAAAGCGGAGAGGGTGGTCTGGGTTCTGAAAGTCCTTCATGATTTGGCTTCGTTCTTCGACAGTGGTGTCACCGTAGTATGCAGCCGCCGAATGCTCCCCGAACTCTTTCTGCAGCCTTTCCACCAGCTGCTGGATGTCATAGCGGAACCGTGCAAAGTAGATAACCTTCCCGCTGGTTTCTTGAGCGATGTCGAGGGCGGCATCTAGGCGGGGGCAGGGAAAGGTTTTAAGTTCCCCGTCATCGGTTTGGATGTGCCCACACAGCACCTGTTGCATCCGCAAGAGCTGGGTGATTACCGCAGGCGCTGTCACCAGTTCACCTGTTTCCAACATGGTTAAGGCCATGGTTCTGAGCTGCTCATACATCCTGAACTGCTCCGGTGACAAAGGTACGAGGCGCGTGGTGAAAGTGCGGTCAGGCAGGTCAAGACAATCCTCTTTGCGAACGCGGTAAGCGTGCCTGTCGATACGATCGGTCAGCTCTTCAATGTTTCGGTAGCCTACGATCTGATCGAAGCTATGTGCACCCATGCTGCGCCGTTGTGTGACGGCATACCTGTTTTGAAATGCGTAGTAAGATTCAAATCCCAGTGACCCTGAACCGATGAACTCGAACTGAGAGTAGACATCCATTGGGCTGTTCGACACAGGTGATCCTGTGAGGATTCGTCGATACTGGAAACCAGATGCGATCTTGGTCAGTGCTTTGGTTCGTTTAGCCTTAGGGTTTTTGATGGTTGTGCTTTCATCGATTGCGATCAACCCGTTCACGCCAAATCGTTTAGCCATCCACTCCCCTGCGTTCCGCCCTTTCAGAGAAGAGAAGGCCTCTACGTTCATTACGAATACAGTAAGTCCGTCAAAGTCGTCCTTAACAGAAGCCATCTCTTCCTTGGCTTTTTTGGTGGAGCTAGAGGACCAACGAATCACCCGGTGCTTTACTGCATCCGACATGTGCTCTGGCAATTCTTTTTCCGGCCAGTTGCGAAACACACCCTTGGGTGCGATGATCAGAGCGAAGTTGATCTCCTCGTTTAAGTATAGCATGCCTATGGTGTCGATAAGCATCTTACTTTTCCCGGTGCCCATGTCAGCTAGAAAAGCGTAACCTTCGCGATCCCAACTTTTCGAAACAGCCTCCAGCTGATGTGCATACGGTGGCAGCTTAAAGGGAAAACCCTCAAGCTGCTGTTGGTATGGTTTTGTTTTAAAGAACTCCATTGACAACCCTCTTCCCTGTCTCTATGTTCTGGTTATGGGTAGCAAACAAGTTGCCCACAATCAACCCTGAAGAGGAAAAAACTTATGACTGATATATTTGACGACATCTTCGACGAAGCTGGTGCCCTCGGCGATGTAGATGTAGGCACCAGCAAGACTCTCAGTGACCTTGTAAAGACGCTTCGCTCAGTCGAAGACCAGATCAAGGATACTGAGCTGCACCTCAAGTCACTCAAGGCTGATAAGCAAAACCTTTCTATCGACAAGATACCTGCGCTCATGGATGAGATGGGCGTGGAGCGTATTGACGTAGACGGGGTGACTGTCACTCGTAAGATGATGGTGCATGCTTCTATCCCAGCAGACCGCAAGGACGAAGCTCTGGGGTGGCTAAGGACCGAGGGCCTCGATGACATCATCAAGAACGATGTCACCTGCTCCTTCGGCAAAGGAGAAGACAATGTCGCGGGCGATGTGCTCGGGATGTTGCAGGACCGCGGCTACAATGCCTCGGCCAAAACCTATGTTCACCCCATGACCCTGAAAGCGTTTGTTAAAGAGCGCATGGAGAGTGGTAAACCAATCGACCTCGATATGTTCGGGGCATTCGTTGCAAACGCAGCAGAAATCCGGAGGAAGTAACATGAAACTATCTACTGACACAGACGATCTGTTAGACCTGCTCTACACTTTGGGAGCGCGGATAGGCAACTTGACCGCAAAGCAGATTATCATGCTTGATGAGACTACATCGTTCAGCAAAAAGTTCTTGCTGGACGCTGCGGATAAGGAGCCGGGGCACGTACGCACTCAGGACAGCATCGCCGGTATTGAGGCGGAAGCTGGAAGGCCCTTACACCAAATTAGTACGAATGCGTGGCACGGGCTTAATGGCTTTACAGAAGATTACGACCAAAAGGAAGCGGACAGAGTGTTCTGTGCCCGACAAAACTATGAAGCTGGTTTAATGGAGGAGGAAATCCAATGATTACGGAACACTACACGAATGTGGAGTGGATGCAATACGAGGATTTCATCAAGGCTCAGGACTCAAGCAAAGACGAAGAGCTTGATGAAAATGCGCTCGACGCCACTGAATTATTTATGATCTGGAATGCTCAGATTGAACAGGAGAATATGAAATGACCGCAGTAACAAAAGCACAAGAGACTTCTATCTCTACCAACGTGATGGACGACATCTTTGACAGCGCTGGCGAGGGTGCATCCTTTGACAGCAGCGAAATGCAGATCCCATTCGTGCGTCTGCTCCAGCCTCTGTCACCACAGCTCAGCAAGAAGAAGTCTGAGTTCATCGAGGGCGCCGATGCAGGTGACGCCTTCAACAATGTGACCGGCCAGTATTGGGACGGCGAGACAGGTCTCACTGTGATCCCCTGCTTCCAGACCACCAAGTATCTCGAGTTCGTACCTCGTGATCAAGGCGGCGGGTTCCGTGGTGAGATCCCAGCAAACGACCCTGTCCTGCAGCGCACTACACGCTCAGGGTCTAAGGAGATCCTGCCCACAGGGAACGAGCTTGTGAAATCTGAGCAGCACTTCTGCCTTGTCGTTGACGAGGGAGGCATGACCCAGCCTGTTGTGATCGACATGAAGTCGACACAGCTCAAGGTGTCGCGCCGCTGGAAGACGCGGATCGCGATGAACAAACTCAAGCACCCGAAGACTGGTCAGATGATCACGCCTCCGGTGTTCGCCACGATGTGGAAGTTGACCTCTGTTGAGGAGAGCAATGACCAAGGTTCGTGGTCCAACTGGGCAGTCGAGAAGATCGGGCTTGTCGAGAGCCGTGACCTGCTCCTCGAGGCCAAGACCTTCCGTGAGTCGGTCGCAGCCGGGGAACTCAAGGCCGCAGCCAACGACGGTCAGGAGCAAGCTGGTTCATCCCGTGTTG